CGAGACGGTGAGGGGCGGCACGCGCGACCAGCGCGCGCTGATCGCCGCCAGCCGCGGCAGCGTCATTTCCTCGTCGATGTACTCCCAGGTCCAGCCGAACTCGGCGATCAGAGCGGCGTAGATGCCGTCCCAATCGACGGGCCCGGCATCAGTTCCCCCGGCCCCTTCTCCACCCGGGTGTAGCCGGAGACGCCGAAGACGGCGGTCGTGACCGCCAGCCAGTTGCCCAGGTCGACGCGCTCCTTGACCTCGTCGATGGTCAGCGACGGGTAGTTCCGCTTCATCGCCGCCCAGACGATGGCGTGCACCGACCTCCACTGGTCCGCTGTCGGTGCCCCGACGACGGTGCGCAGGGCGTCCACGTCCGGCTGCATTTCCTGCACGTCGAGGAAGCCGAGGGGGGGGATTCGGAACTCCTCCAGCCCGAACCGCACCCACTTGCCGCCGCGCTTTGTCTGCGGCGTGTAGCGCACGATTTCGTCGACGTTGGGTTCCTCGCCCTCGGTGATCGTCGTGACCTTGCTGGTGTCGAGTGACATCGCCATTACTCCGCGAGGTACATCGTGCCGATGTTGCCCGCCGCGTCGGCGAACGACTGCCAGTCGAAGCTCGGAATCTCGAAGTCCTCCAGCTTGGACGGCAGCGACAGCTTCGACGACATGCAGGCGTTCAGCACCAGCGTCAGCGTCTTGCTGCGGAACGTGGTCTGGAAGGCCGCGAGGAACGCGGGCGCGTTGCCCAGCAGCTGGTTCGTGATGCTGATCGTCTTTCCGTTGGCCCCGTCCGTCCACTCGTAGCTGATGAGCACGTTGGCGCCGGCCTGCCCGCTGTTGAACGAGTAAGCGCCGCTCGACTCGTTGACGGCATAGGTGGCGTTGGCCACCACGTTGCCCGTCACGCGCGTGAACAGGCTGTTGTCGCTGGCCAGCACCACGCCCAGGTCGCGCACGAAGTTCGCGCCGTTGTGCGCCACGTTGACCGTGTTGGCGACCGTGCAAGCTTCGGCGATGCTGATCGGCGCGCTGCCGGCCGCCGGGTTGGCGTTGCCGAAGAACAGGTCGTTGTAGACCTGCGCGTTCAGCTGGGCGAAGTCGGCCTTGCCGGTGATCTTGCCCGTGCCGCGGCCCAGCGCCAGCGGGAACTGGTAGGAACCGTACAGTTCCTTGATGTTGTAGGCGAACTCGATGCTGGCGCCCTGGAGTGCACCGAAGCGCACCGGGGTCGGCGGGTTGTTGTCGATGCTGCGGCCGAACAGAACGCCCGAGCCGAATGCATATTGGGACATGGTTTTGCTCCTTCAGATCAGGGCGAGACAACGATGACGATGGGGATCACAGCGACTGCCTCGTTGCCGAGTGTTCCCGAGAACCGTTCCAGCTTGCCCTGGATGGCACAGTGACTGACCAGGCCGCCCAGCGTCGCGCACTCGCTCGCCGGGTCGTCGATGATGATGGCGTTGCACACCGCATCGATGATCGGATTCAGCAGCGCGTTCGCATCGACGTTCAGGATGTCGTCGCCGTCCTGGTTGGTGATGACGTAGACGCGCAGCAGCGCCGTCATGGTCAGCTTCGGCGGCAATCCCTGCCGCACCTGCCACTGTTCGATGGTCGGGTCCAGGTTCGCGCTCGGGCAGTTCTCCGGCGGCACGATCGACCACGACTTCGCCGACTTGTAGAACGTCTTGAACACCTTGCTGCCGTCCGCGGCCGTGATGGCGGCGAACCACGCCCCGACGGCATCCCACAGGGCCTGCCGGTTGACGGTCGGGGTGTTGATCGCTGGCCGTGCGCCCATCATGCGCCCCCTGTGACGGCGGACCGCAGGCTGTGCAGCGCGGCCTCGCGCAGCGTCTTCCGGATGTGGTCGGCCTGCTCGTCCAGCGTGCTGCGCAGAAAGCTGCGCTCCGGCATGTGCATGCGCATCACGTAGGCGCGCACGTTGACGCTGTCCCCGCCGGCCGTGCGCCGCGTGTGCTCCGGCACGTCCACGTTGCCCTCGTAGCCGTACTCGTGGATCGCCGCGTACCGGACGTTGGTGCCGACCTCGCCGTACACCGTGCTGCCGGTCTGCGTGATCTTCCGATTGATGCTGCGACGCAGCGTGCCTGTGCGAACGTGCAGCACCTGGCCGCTCAGTTTCTGATCCTTCACGGCCGCCTGGACCTCGATCGACAGGCGCTCAACCGCCACGCGCTGGTCCGCCATGAAGCGGTCGCCCGCCCCCGCCAGCTGCGCCAGCAGTTGCTCGGCCCGGACGTCGACGGTCAGGTTCATGTCGGCGCCATCCTCCGGTACGGCTGCAGCTGCGACTTGATCGTGTCGCTAAACTGCGTCCAGTCGTAGCGGATCGTCTCGCCGGCCAGCGTCTTGCCGCCGATGCCGACGTTCTGCCGCTGCTGCAGCACGGTGGCGATCGTCTCGTTGCACGCCTGCATCAGCGGGCCCGGCACGTAGTAATACTGCATGACCACCGACGTGTTGGCGTCGGCCGTGTTGAATGTGAACGTCCCATCGCTGAAGGCGTACTCGCCAGCCATGGGGTTCGACTGGTTCGCCGCGCTGGCGAACACGACCCCGCCGGGGGTGCTGATGACGTTTGCCACGACGGAGGCGAAGCCGCCCGCGACGTTCTCCGTCGGCGTGATCGTCGACGTCGTCGCGTTGCCGGTGCCGACAGGGATCGCCGTCGTCTGCTGGCCCTGGTAGCCGGCCGTCCAGCTGCACTGCACGCCGCCGAAATCCTGCGGAAAGCGCAGGCCGCACGTCAGGGCGATGAGCCCGCTGTCGGTGTCTGCGATGAAGCCGGCCTGCCGCGAGTCGGCCACCTGCGCGACCGGCTGCCCGAGGACCGTCAGCGACTGGACAGCCAGCAGCGGCACGCGCGGCAGCATGATCGCCTGCGCGCCGCGGCCCCGCAGCTGCGCATTCACGTGCGCCTCAAACGGCACGACCGTGGCGATGTAGTCCAGCACGGCCTGCGACTGGACGCTGACCAGCGTGGTTAGCTCGTTGGTCAGCGACGGCGTGTTGGCAAGGGGCGCGTAGTTGCGCACCCGGGCGACGGAGGTCAGGTCTGCCACACGTGCCCCCCTGCGTCTACTTCTTGGCCGATGTGCTGCCGGCCTTCAGCTTCGCCGTCTCCGCTGACGTCAGCTGGCGCAGCCCGTGCGGCTCCAGCCGCTTCACCATGATTTCTGGCACCAGCACGTTGTGTTCCTCGTCAGGCTCCAGCTGGTAGCCGTCGATGGTGATGCTGCCCATGTCCTCCGGGCAGCGCATCGCGCGCATGGACATCGAGAATGGGTTCGGTCGGTCGAAGACGTTCAGCATGGTCAAAGGGCTCCGGTGTCAGTGGTTCTTCGGAAATGGCCCCCGGCGCATCGCTGCGTCGGGGGCGGAATGCCGGGGGCGTTCATTGCAGCCGTCCCGCCCGGCAGGAGACAAACGAATCAGCCGTTGCCGATGTTGGTGATGATCCCCTGGCTCGGCGGGAAGAAGTTTTGCAGCACCTCGTCGGCATAGACGCCGTACTCGTACTTGCGCGAGCGCAGCGGCCACTCGATCTGGTAGTAGTCGCGGCGCGTGCGCACCTGCAGGATGTTGGTCACGTTCGACAGCGGGTACGGCAGCTTGTCGGTCGTGAACAGGATCGTGCCGGGCGGCATGTTCGGGTGCAGGCGAATCTTCAGCACCGTGTTGCCGTCCATCGCGTACCGGTTCAGGTACTCGCGCACGATGACGCCGCCGGCCATCATCGACTGGTCCGCAGAGACCTGGAAGCGCAGCGCCAGCGGGTTCGCAGCCGACGCGGCGACCACCTTCGCGGTGATGTTCTTCATTTCCTGCGAGTTGACCCAGGCCGTCGACGGCGCCAGACGGTAGTTGTCCCAGAAGGACTTCAGCGCCGTCTCGATTTCCGTCACCCCGCCAGAGCCGTCGGTCGTCAGCGGCGTGCCGGTTCCGGGGGTTCCGGTGGCCAGCGTGCCCTGATACGACCCG